CGCCAGGGCGCGGTCGACTGGATCGTCATCCCCAACGTCTTCCGCGTCGACCGTGACGACTTCTGCGCCGTGAGGTTGGACTGATGGCCGCCTCCTACCAGACCGGAATCGCCAGTTCGCCCACCAACCTCCTGCAGACGCTGGTGGCCTGGCTCATGGCCCAGGGCTGGACCGTGAACCAGTCCGAGCAGGACGGCACCGGCTGGCGGGCCCATCTGGTGAAGGCCGGCAGCCTGAACGTGAACCTCCGTGCCGCTGAGAACGAGAGGCTCTGGACCAAGGGCAGCGGCGGCTACCACGACCTGGGCGACGGCGGCTACGGGATCGGCCTGTACCTGGGGACCGGCTGGGACGGCGAGGAGTTCTGGGACGCCCAGGCGGGCGGTCCCATGCGCCCCTACGACCTGACGACCTCGGGCTGCGGCATGAACCTGCCCCAGGGACAGATCTCGGCCTATCACTTCTTCGACGACGGCAACGACCACATCACCGTCGTTGTGGAGCGCGCCGCGGGGATCTTCTGCCACATGGGATGGGGCCCTTCCATGGAACGGGCATCGTTGCCCGAGCCGTTCCCCTATTTCTTCGCCAGCTCGAGCGCGCGTCTGAACACCGCAGAGACCGCCGACCTCCTGACCGGCAATCGGCGCGGCATCGACCTGACCGCCTATCCGCCCATGTCCCACACGGACGAGGACTACTCGACCCTGGGCGGTTCGACAGCGTTGACCCATTGCACGGCATTCGTGCGCGTGGACGCCGCGACGTTTTCGGCTCGCTGGATCGGCGACTGCAAGGATGAGAACGAGGGCTACGGCTGGACCGGCCGCCGAATGCGCGATGCCCTGAACAAGTGTCTGGCCGCCCAGGGCGGCATGGAAGAGGATGAGTACGTCAACTACCAGTACTTGTGGGACGACGGCTCCGGTGGCCCGGGCGAGCGAACGCTGCAGAGCGCGTTTGGCGGCGCTCTCATGCTTCCGTTGCACTGCTTCGTCGAGACCGTTCCGCAGGGACGCTGGGCTCCGATCGGCTATCCGCCGACGGTGCTGTGGACCGAGGCCGTAGGTCGTGGGTTCAGCGCGGGTGACGTCTACCAACTCGGCGGCCAGAACTACATGCTGTTCCCGTTCTTCGCCGTCAGGAAGGCCGCCTGATGGCCACGGCGATTACCGTCCCGAGCCCCTTGAATCTGGTTCCGGGGACCAGCTTCTCGATCGACCTTCGGACGGCCGTCCTCGATCCGGTCAGCACGCGCCCCCTGCAGCGGGTCGGAATGAACGTGGGCGTCCGCACGACGCTGGCCGATCCCCGTCCGGCCGCGATGCAGAAGAATGGCGGCGTGGCCCCCGTCCACGGCCATGTCGTTCTCGGCCGCGTCCACGTGATCCCACGCAGGATCGATCTTGGCGCGGTCGTCTCGGATCAGGAAGCCGAAGTCGAGGTCTGGAACGCCGCCATCGATCGCGCCCAGGTCCTCGAAGAGATCACCGTCGATGGCCCCACCGGGATCGAGGTCACCGACAACCTCGGTCTGCCGGCTCACTTCCCTGCATCGCGCGCCGAGGTCTACCTGGTCAAGGCGCTCACCGACGGCGACGCCCTGATCGACAACCTCGTCACCTGGGTGTTCACGGACCTCGACCCGCTGGGCACCAACCTACGCATCCTGGGCTTCCGGCTCATCCCGTTCCCGTTCCCCCCGAACTGGGCGCAGCCCGTGAGCGAGACGATCGGGTTCATGACCGACATCATCGTCTCGTACCGCGGCATGGAGCAGCGCGTCCAACTGCGCACCGTGCCGGTGGGCACGATCCGCTACGCGACCCTGCTTGATGACCTGCGTGACGCCCAGATGGCGGGCGCCATCCTCTTCGGCAACCAGGCCCGGGCGTTCGGCGTTGGCCGCTGGCAGTTCCAGACCCGGCTCCTGCAGGACGCGAGCGCGGATGACTACGACGTATTCTGCGACACATCCGACATCCCCTTCGAGCCGGGCGGCATGGTCTTGCTCTGGACGGACCCCTACCACTGGGAGGTCCAGACCGTCGAGAGCGTCCTGCCGGATCGTGTGGTCCTGAGCTTCGGCCTCATCCAGTCCTGGACGGCGGGCCCGACCATCGTCCTGCCCATCGTGGTCGGCCGGCTGTCCGCCGAAGAGGGCATCAGCTGGGACGCCCTGTCGATCGCGTCCACCTCGCTGACCTTCGACATCGACGGGTTCCGGCCATGAGCTACCTTGGCCACGACGCCCTGGAGCTCAACTACAACCGCGTCGGCGCGTTCGAGGAGCGCCTGAGGCGGAAGTTCGTGCTCCTGAGCTCCAAGACCGGCCGGCGCATCGCGGACGAGCAGGCCCCCGCCCCCGCGGCATCGCGGCCGTTCACCTGGACAGCGATCGGGCGCGACGAGATCACCGCCATGCGCACCTTCCTGGATGCTCGCCGCGGTCGCGCCGTCCCGTTCTGGCTGCCCAGCTTCCAGTGGGACCTGGCCCTGGCCGAGGACGTCTCCCAGAACCAGTCCAGCGCCACGATCTGGTGGGTCCGGTACAAGCAGCAGATGTGGGGAACGACCGGAGCGAGGCGTCACCTGGCGATCTGGTCCCTCGGTGATGGCACCATGGAGTTCTGCAGGATCACGGGTGCCATCGACGTGGCGAACTACCAAACCGAGACCCTCACCCTCGACCCTGTGGCCCAGCGCGAATACGGCCGATCCAAGACCGTGCTGTCGTTCCTGAAGTTCTGTCGCCTGGACGAGGACCGCATCGAGATCTCCTACCCGAGCCCCCAGGTGGCCGAGGCGACGATCCGGGTCCGGGAACTCCCCCTGGAGGCCCCGCTGTGACCTACGACGCACGGGAGAAGAGCCGGTACCTGGGCCAACCCGTCGAGGGATTCCGGTTCGCCCAGGGCAGCAACCTGTGGCTCTACACGTCAGCCGATCGAGCGATCACGCTGCCTGCGGGGGTGTTCGCGCCTGAGGCCATCACTCGCAGCGAACTCGATTTCTCGCAGGAGGACACCGGCGAGACCATCGACTTGACGCTGCCGCGGCCGAGCCCCGTGGCCGCTCTGTTCATAGGCGATCTGCCGTCGACGCCGGTCTGGATCACCGTCTACCGCGCCCATCGCGGCGAGGAGTCTCTCGCGGTCACGATCTTCAGCGGCAAGGTGATCCGCGCCCGCTTCGAAGAATCCGAGGCCATCCTCACCGGAGCGAGCCTGATGGCCATGCTCGCGCGGACGGTACCGATCCTGGCCATGCAGACGCCTTGCAACCACGTGCTCTACTCCGCGGCCTGTGGAGCGGACCCTGGCGCTTTTCGCGACCAGGTCACCGTCACCTCGGTTGCAGGCGCGACGATCACCTCGAGCGGTTTCGCCCTCCGCCCTGACCAGTGGTTCCGCGGCGGCCGCCTCGCGTCCGCCACCGGGGAGACTCGCTTCATCGTCGACCACCAGGGCAACGCGGTCACCCTGATCTCGCCGATGCCTGGGCTGTCGTCCCTCGATCAGGTCTGGGCTTACTGGGGATGCGATCACCTCGAGGCCACCTGCCGGGACAAGTTCAGCAACCTGATCAACCACTTGGGCTGGTCGCGCCTGCCGGGCCGCAACCCGTTTTCCGGGAGGATCGACTGATGGCCTTCTGGATCATGGCCCTGGTCTACATCGTCGGCACGGTCCTGTACGAGGTCCTGCGCCCGAAGCCGCAGTTCGACAAGCCGACTCCGTCCAGCCTCGGCGACTTCCAGTTCCCCACGATCGGCGAGGGCCGGACCATCCCCGTGGTCTGGGGCACCTGCAAGCTCTCCGGCCCCATGGTGACGTGGTACGGCGACCTGCGCATCCAGGCCATCAAGGAGAAGGTCAAGACCGGGCTGTTCTCCTCGAAGGAGATCACCACGGGCTACAAGTACTACCTCGGCGTCCAGCTGGTGCTGTGCAGCGGCGAAATCGACGAGGTCCTGCAGATCCGGTTCGACGACCGGCGACCTCCGGCCGGCTACGCCCACACGCCCGACGTCACCCAGATCAGCATCAACGCGCCTGGCTTCTTCGGCGGAGAGGACTCCGAGGGTGGGGTTCAGGGCAGCGTCTACGTCTACCGCGGAACCGCGACCCAGCTCGCCGACTCATACCTCGAGGCCAGGATAGGAGAGAGCCTGCCCGCCTGGCGGCGCGTCTGCTACGCCGTGTTCCGGCGCGTCTACCTGGGCACGAGTCCCTACATCAAGGCGGTCTCCTTCGTGGTTCGTCGTTGCCCCAACGGCCTGGCCCTGACCGGCGGAGCAGAGAACATCGACGGCGACGCCAATCCGGCGGCCATGATCTACGACATCTTGATCTCGCCGTCATCGGAGAACGGCCTCGGGCTGCCGGTGGGGTTCCTGGACGTGTCGGCGTTTCGCTCGGTGGGGCAGACGCTGGCGACCGAAGGTCTCGGGCTTTCGATGCTGCAGGACCGCGGCACCACGGCAAAGGACCTAGTTCTCGAGATCCTGCGCCACATCGACGGCGTGATCTACGTCGAACCCACGACCGGGCTTCTGACGATCCGGCTCATCCGTAGCGACTACGACGCGGAGACGATCCCGGTGCTCGATGTGGACTCCTGTACGGTGAAGTCCTTTGCACGGCCGTCGTGGGGCGACCTCAAGAACTCGGTGCGGATTGGCTACGTGAGCCGCGACGCTGGGTTCATCGAGAAGACCGCTCAGGCCCAGGACCTGGCTGGAATCGAGGTCCAGGGCGGTGAGGTTTCGCTTCAGGACCTCACCCTTCGTGGGCTGTCCAACGCGACCAACGCCCAGCAGGCGGCCGCCCGATCCTTGGCTGCGCTCGCCTATCCGCTGGCCACGATCACGATCGAAGCGGACCGCTCGGCCTGGGCGTTCCGCCCGGGCGCTGTCTTCAAACTCATCTGGGATCCGTTGGGGATCAGCGGCATGGTGTGCCGTGTGGTCCGGGTCGGCACAGGACGGCTCGACTCGGGCAAGATCGAGATCGAAGCGATGGAGGACGTGTTCGCCGTCGACTGGACGGGCTACTCGACTCCGCCGGATTCCGGCTGGCAAGACCCCTCGGGTGATGTCCCCGCGCTGACCGCCCAGGTTGCGCTGGCCGCGCCTTACGAGGCGGTGAAGGACTACGGCAGCCTGGCGGCAGACGTTCAGTTGGCCATCACGCTCGCGGCCGCAGGATTGACCGGCGTGTCTCTCGGATACCGGGCCTATGTCTCGGACGGTGTGGGCGGATGGGCGCCACCGGTCGACGTGCCATTCTTCACGCCATCAGGAGTCCTGAGTACGGCGATCGATGAGCTCACGAGCGAGATCGTCGTCGCTTCGGGCCTGGACACCGACCTCGTCGAATCTGTCAGCGCACCCGACTTCTCCCTCGGCGTCAATGTCGCCTGGATCGTCCACGACGGCGTCGAGGAGTTCATCGCGTTCCAGAACGTGGTGCAGGGGGAGAGCGACATCACGCTACAGGTCATCGCGCGGGGGTGCCTTGACACCGCGCCCACGGCATTCCCGGCCGGGACGCGTGTGTGGTTCATCTCCTACGGCAGCCAGATCGTGAACATCCGCGGCCCCGTGCCTCCGACAGTCAACGTCTACAACGACATCCGCTTCCAGGCCTTCAACAACCAGAGCGAGTTCCCGTTCACGTCGTGCCCGACGTCTCAGGTCGTGGCAACCACGCCGGCGCGGTCGGCGAAGGTCTACTGCCCGACTGACGTGCGCTTCAACGGGGTGAGCTATCCGGCATCGATCTCGGGCGAGCTGACGGTGTCCTGGTCTCACCGGAATCGGGTCGGGACCTGGAGCTATGTCGACTCCGGCAAGACCACGTCACCGGAACCGGGGACGGAATACGACGTCCTGGTCTATGGGGAGCTCGGCACGCTGGTCCACACCGAGTCGGGATTGACGGTCACGTCCTGGCCCTATCTCGAAGCGACGGAAATCGCGGAGTCGGGGCTCGCGCGGCTCAACGATCATCTGCGCGTGGTGATCCGGACATACGGGGCAGGGCGAACGCAAGAGGCGATCCGCGAAGTCGAGTGGGAATTCGATCGAGTTTGATTAGCGGATGTCTGTGCTGGTGTACGCGACTCGGGTCAAAGCTCCTCTCGAGACCCTTTCGCATTATCTGAATCAAGCCACTTCTCAAAGTTCCGTCGCTGCATGTCGAAGAGCAACGGAGCGAATCGGCTGCGATCTCGCATATAGAGTGCATGGCGAATTGTTGTGTAAGGATTGAGACGATTCAAGTACCGCTCGTACTGGAACGCTCTGTACTTATCAAGGGTAGCCACCGCGTCCCGGAGTGCGGTTCCCAGTTCGTCGGGCGTTAGCTTGGGATCAATAGACAGAAGTTCATCCACGAATCCATCTACCTTCTCGCCGTGAAAATCATAGCCAGGAAATTGCTTCTGCGCGATTCGTAAGAAGGAAAACGCATCGAGCTGCTGAGCGGCTGCTTGCAGCTTGACGGCTCCAGCCGGGCCAGGTTCCTCCTTCGCCTTCATCTCGAGTGTGCGTGTCTCCTCACGGATGTTGAGGAACTCCTGATCAGCAAGTTCGAAGAGCGCAGCAAGACGGTTAATCCTGCGTTTAAGCTCGTGGGGAATGTTCTTCTTGTACTTGATCTTATGGTCCAGCACGCTCCATGCGTCCTGCACAATGGTGCGAAGTTGAACTTCGAAGCGAAGATTCTGGAAGCGTCTGTACTCAGGCAACGCACGCCGATTCTCGAGGAGCTTGAGGTCTAGATGAAGCCCCTTGTACCCGAATAGACCTTCGTGACTCTCCAAGGCTTGGGTCTTGTCAGTCTCTTCGAGAATCTCAAAATTCTGTGCCAGGACCTCTCGGATGGATGAGATATCAGCTTCATACAGGCAAATGACACGGATGCCCACGAGATCGGTGATGGCGTCTTTTATCTCGTATGTAGTCTTGGTCTCCTCATGCCTTGCCTGATACTTCCGAGCGAATTTCGCGATGCTCTCATCACGGTCTTTTACTCGAGACTGTACCTGTGGCGTTGGAAAGTTATCGTGGTCAGCCAGGAGAAGGGCGAGGAGGGTGCGAAGGGATGCCGCTGCATCGTGTAAGACTTCCGAGTTTGTAGCGTACCACTCTTTGAAGGATTCTTTCTCTTTATCGAAATCCAGTGACGCCATTCCAATGCCCCTTTTGTCGGACAGCCCGCTCCCCCGCTCCAATCAGTAGTCGCCGCAGTTCAGGACAAGTGCCAGAGCGTCGTCAGGGTAAGCCACATCGCCTCGGGAAGCAATGCGCACTCTCTATCATGCAACTCATTTGGGGACTTGGTTTTCCGCCGCGCAAGTCTCCAACCGTACCCGCCACAGTCGGTGAGCGCTGAGGGCCACGCCCTGGACCGACCGCACTCCACCATGTCCCCACAAACTGGTTTCACCCCCCCTTTGTCCTTTGGAGGCGGTGCGTCTGGCCTGACCCGGTACAGGCGCCCCCGCGTGCGAACCAAAGGGAAGGTGATGTTCCGACACGACGCGTTGGCCAAGGGGCGCTATCCGAGGGTGCCCTCGCGGTGGGATACCGAGTTCGGCCGCTGGGTGGCCGACTTTGGCGTGCCTCGCATCGTCGCCGGCCTAGCACACGATCCCGACCTGCGCGTCACCAACCAGGCTGTCTACGAGTGGCTCCAGGGCCACGCCCCCCATCCGGCTCGCGCCATGGCACTCGTCGAGATGTCGCGGGGCCGTCTCACTCTGGAGGCCATCTACGAGCATAGCCGACAGGTCAAGCAGTCCGAACGCGACCCCGGAGGACCGCGATGAGGATCGACCTACAGATCGACTCGGCTCCGCTCGTCCTGCGCCTGCAGAACGGACAACGCCGTTTGGCCTACGCCGTCGTCAACGCCATCAACAACACAGCCAAACGTATCCAGGCCGTCGAACGTCGGCGCGTCGAAGAAGAGTTCACGATCCGCAAGAAGGAGTTCATCCGGCGCCAGGCCGCGGTCATCAAGCCGTTTGCCAACGTAAAGCAAGGTAGGCCGTACGCCGAGATCGGGGTGGGCCAGAAGCCCCGCCTCTTTCTCTCCGCCTTCGAGCGCGGAGCCGAACGCAAGCCGTTCACGCAGGGTGCTCGACGCGTGGCCGAGCCCGTCGTCGGCGGGCCCGCGCGTCCGCGGTTCACGCAGCCCGTCTCACCCGAACTGCGGATCAGAAAGCTGCGCTTCGACCGCACCAAGACGGGCCGTCGCCGCGCCGGCGTTACGCGCACCAAGACCTACCTCGTCCCCGAGGTCGGGATCTTCCAGCGCGTTGGTCCCGCGGCCACGCGCTTGGTCTACGCCTTCACGCGCGGAAAGAAGCTCGAGCCCCGTCTGCGGTTCGTCGCCACGGCCAAGAAGGAGTCCGACCGCTGGTTCCGCGAGGAGATGGAGAAGGAAGTCTTCAACGCCATCGCCAGGTCGAAGGGAAGGGGCCTGTGAATCCGAGAGAATCGTACGCCGCTTCGCCCCCGCGAAGCCTCCGAATCACAACCGACGATGCTGTAGGTACTTCCGGCGCTATCCACCGCGGGTGCCGGCGACCTCGGCCCTCGTAGCGTGGGAGAGTCATGAAACAAGTTTCCACCGACACCAAGTGTTCCAGTTCCGCCGAGTCCAAGAAGGCCGCAAACGCGACAGAAGCGGCCCCTACGGGCGATTCTGCGCGTTCTGAGTCCCCGGTCATCCTGCCCGGAAAACTGGAACACTGGAACATCGACCGGCTCCGCCCCTACGAGCGGAACCCGCGCACCCACAGCCCCGAGCAGATCACCAAGATCGCCGCCAGCCTGCTCGAGTTCGGCTGGACCAACCCGATCCTGGTCGACAGCGAGGCCGGCATCATCGCGGGCCACGGCAGGCTGCTGGCCGCCCGCGAGCTGGGCATGACCACGGTCCCGGTGATCGAGCTTACCCACCTGACCGAGGCCCAGAAGCGGGCCTACGTCATCGCCGACAACCGCCTGGCGCTGGATGCTGGATGGGACGAGGACCTCTTGGCCGAGGAGTTGAAGGCCCTCGAGGACCTCGACTTCAACCTCGAGCTGACCGGCTTCGATCTGGACGAGCTGCACGACCTGCTCGACGACGAGACCGTCGAGGATGCCCCCGCACCGGAGCCGCCCGAGGAGCCCACCAGCCGACAGGGTGATCTGTGGGTCCTGGGCAACCACCGCCTGCTGTGCGGCGACAGCTGCGATCCCGCGTCGGTCGACCGTCTGCTCGGCGGCCAGAAGATCCACCTCGTGAACACCGACCCGCCCTACAACGTGAAGGTCGAGCCGCGGTCCAACAACGCCATCGCCGCCGGCCTGTCCAGCTTCCCGCCGTCCACCAAGAGCGCCGTCGAGGCCTCCGACGCCAAGGGCATGCACCACCAGGGATTCGACCTCGCGCGGCACAAGACCAAGTCGAAGCCCACCGGGAAGATGCGCCCCAAGGACCGCCCCCTGGCCAACGACTTCGTTTCGGACGAGGCCTTCGACGAGATGCTCCTGGCCTGGTTCGGGAACATCGCCCGCGTGCTGCAACCCGGGCACTCGTTCTACATCTGGGGCGGCTACGCCAACTGCGCTAACTACCCGCCGGTTCTGAAGGCCTGCGGCCTGTACTTCAGCCAAGCGGTCATCTGGGTGAAGGAACACCCCGTGCTCACCCGCAAGGACTTCATGGGTAACCACGAGTGGGCGTTCTACGGCTGGCGTGAAGGGGCAGGCCATAACTTCTACGGCCCGACCAACGCCGTCGACGTTTGGGCGGTCAAGAAGGTCAACCCGCAGAGCATGGTCCATCTGACCGAGAAGCCGGTCGAGCTAGCCGTGCGCGCCATCCAGTACTCGTCCAAGCCTGGCCAAAACGTGCTCGACCTGTTCGGTGGCAGCGGCTCGACCCTGATGGGTGCCGAGCAGACCGGACGGCATGCCTATCTCATGGAACTCGACCCCGCCTACACGGACGTGATCGTGATGCGCTGGCAGGAAGCGACCGGCCAGAAGGCCACGCTCGATGGGGACGGTCGCACGTTCGACGCGGTTGCCGCTGACCGCGGGGCTGCTCGGGATGAGTAGGCGGTGGCCAGGGGAGCGAAGAAGGAGCTGATCTCCCAGCGCGAGTACGCCCGCAGGCGCGGCGTGACCCACGTCGCGGTTCAGCGTGCCGTGAAGGCTGGGCGGATCTCCACAGTGAACGGGAAGATCGATCCTGCTCTCGCCGACCAGCAGTGGCAGGAGAACACCGACCAGAGCAAGCCCCGCAACCAGATCACGGGCAACCCCAAGCAGACCAAGGCCCTGGGCGAGCCTTCCGAACCCATGGAAATGGGCGGAGCCGATGAGGTCATCGGCGGCCCATCGACGGCCACGGGCTACGCCAAGGCCCGCGCCGCACGCGAGCTGTACCAGGCGCAGCTGGCGAAGCTCGAACTGGACCGCAAGCGCGGCACCCTCGTGCGCGCCGACGAGGTCCGCCTCGGCGCGTTCAACATGGCGCGCAAGGCGCGCGACCAGCTGATCGCCCTGCCCGAGCGTCTGGCCTCCGTCCTGGCCGCGGTCGACGAACCCGCCGAGGTCCAGCGCATCCTCGAGGAAGAGATCGAGCGGATCTGCCAGGAGATCGCGGATGCAGAACGGCCGTGACACCTACGAAACCGCCTATCGGGCGGGATGGCGGCCGGAGCCGCGGCTGACAGTCAGCGAGTGGGCCGACGAGCATCGTGTGCTGGGCAACCGCTCGGGCCATGCGGCGGTGCACTGGCACACCGACACCACGCCCTACCTGCGCGAGATCATGGACGCCCTGGGCCCGCGGTCGCCGGCTCGCCGGGTCGTGTTCATGAAAGGTTCGCAACTGGGCGGCACCGAGGCCGGCAACAACTGGCTCGGCTACGTGATGCATCACGCGCCGGGGCCGATCCTCGTTCTGCGCCCCACCGTGGATGAAGCCCGGCGGTTCAGCCGGCAGCGCCTCGACCCCATGATCGCCACCACGCCGGTGCTGCACGAGCTGGTCCGCGAGGCCAGGTCCCGCGATGGAGGCAACAGCCTTCTGATCAAGGAATTCCCCGGCGGGGTCCTGTTCCTGACCGGATCGAACTCCGCAACCGGCGTCAAGTCGATGCCGATCCGCTGGCTCTTCTGCGACGAGATCGATGAATACCCGGGCGACGTGGACGGCCAAGGCGACCCGATCGCGCTGGCGGAGAAGCGCACCACGGGGCCCCTGTACTCACGCCGCAAGGTGTTCCTGGTCTCGACGCCCACGATCAAGGGCATCTCCCGGATCGAACGGGAATTCCTGGCCTCGGACCAGCGGCGGTACTTCATCCCCTGCCCCGAGTGCGGCCACTTCGACTGGATGCGATGGGAGAACATCCGCTGGCGCGACGACGATCCCAAGACCGCGGCCCTGGCCTGCATGAACTGCGGCGTCCTGGTCGAAGAGCGGTTCAAGCCGCAGATGCTCGCCGCCGGCCAGTGGCGTCCTACGGCCAAGGGCAACGGCGAGACGATAGGGTTCCACCTGTCCAGTCTCTACTCCCCGCTCGGCTGGCTGCCGTGGTCGGCCACCGTCGCCGAGTTCATGGAGGCCAAGGAGAGCCCGCTCCGGCTGAAGAACTGGGTCAACAGCGTGCTCGGAGAGACGTGGGAGGAACGCGGCGAGACCGTCGACCCCGACAGCCTGCTGGCACGAGCGGAGCGCTACGAGGCCGAGGTGCCGAACGGCGTGGGCGTGCTCGTGGCCGCGGTCGACGTGCAGGGCGACCGCCTGGAGTGCGCCGTGAAGGGATACGGCGCGTCGGAGGAGTCCTGGCTCGTCGCGTTCTCCCAGTTCCACGGTGATCCGGGGCGCGACCAGGTCTGGCTGGACCTCGACCGCTTCCTGCGGACGGAGTTCACCCACGAGTGCGGCCAGAAGGTCTCGATCTCCTGCGTCGCCGTCGACAGCGGCGGCCACTATTCCGAGCAGGTCTACCGGTTCTGCCGTGCCCGGATCGACCGACGCATCTTCGCCGTCCGTGGTGGGTCCGAACGGGGCAAGCCGCTCGTGGGACGCCCGTCCGATCACAACCGCTACCGGGCGAAGCTGTTCACTCTCTGCGTCGACACCGGCAAGGAGATCGTCTACTCGCGACTGCGCATCAGGTCGCCGGGACCCGGCTACTGCCACC